GGATCGATTCTTTTTTTGTTTTTAATTGGTTTCATAAAATAATTCCCTCTTCTGTATAATTAGTTACTTTTATAGGTAATACCTCTCTTTTCTGAAGCTCTATTCTGAGAGGTAGATTATACCCATTTCCATGGCCAGTGCCTTTGATACCAGCTTCTTTCATCATTTCAATAATTTTCAGCCTCGATATAGAATCTGAATAGTCAACATTGTTTAATTGTGCTTTTGTCAAAAATGACTCTGCAACTAAATCTTTATATTGCTTATTTCCATGTATTCTAGGCGATATATAAAAATGTATCTTTTTCACAAAGTCAGAATCATCATATAAGTAATCATAATTGTGTTTTGTGCCAGATTTCACAGCATACCAATCAAATACCCGATATCGCTCTATTTCAAAATCAGGAAAAGGTAGGCCATGGACATTATCGGTATCAAAAACGCGCAGACTCGAAAATCTCAATTTTTGCCCGGAAAAAAATTTTGACGCCATTGATATTTCGTTTTCGTCTAGGTTGACACGAATAGAGTCGAGCTTTTCACCAAAAGGATGCAGTCCTTTCAAGTTCAAGTTATAAGACAAATACTCCCAAACCTCAAGTTCAGGAGTACCTTTCTCAAACTTTATGTCCCCCAAATCAACTTCATGAACGAGGGCATCGAAAGGAAATATAATAGCCAGATTATTAAAGAGTATGTGGCTGCTTGTTTTGTATGCGTATATGATAGCATCTAAATTACTCCCGACAACAACGTTATCGAAATTATATACATGATCTCTTAGCAACCGTCCCCTTTCTTGATAGTTCGAACCGTGGGCATATATTCTTCGCGCTCGGCTTTGCGTACATTTTTGATATTACGATGCCACTTCTTCAAGAGCTTTAAATGCAGCGGCCTCTCTTTGCACCTGCCACCAACTTTCTTAGACCTAATTCCAGTAACCCAAGCAGCAACCCAAATCTTTTCTTCTGTTTTATATCTACACTGACGCTTGACTTTAGGAATCTTCTTGACAATATGACTCATCCAAGCTTTTGCTGCCTCTGTCGGGTTAGTTCTATCTAAGCCAGGGTACATTTTTTCATAGATTCTCCACATCTGGAGGATCCCAATTGCCATGGGAGTCTTTTTACTCTTGCTGAATTTGTGGTCACCTTTTGCATTAGGGTTGTAGCCACTCTCCTTGCAAGCTGCAGCTAAAATCATTCCGCGGAGACTAGTCGGCACTCCAGCGGCCTTTTCAACCTCAATCAACTCCCATAATATCGCTGGTCTTATATTCTCCTCGCGAGCATATGGGCAATTTTCAAGAGCCTGCATCATGACCTCGTCATAGCTCACATTATGGTCTGTGGCTAAGGCCGGGCCTGCGCTCATGACTGCCATTGTAGTTACAAATACTAAAATCTCTTTCATTTGATTAATTCCTCTTGTTATCGCGATAAGAACTGACTGCAACTGGCCAAAGCTCAGATATTATATCTAGCACCGCTTCGGCTACTTTTTGGATCTCCCATTGCGCACCATCATGTGTTCTTAAATCTATAAACTTAAGTAGATTGCTTAAATTGCAAGTGCCATAATATTCTGTATATAGATTCTGTGGCAGAATGCCTCTAGCTTGTTCTCTACAGACGCCATTTTCAATTAACTGATCGTACAATCTCAAGCTATTTAAGTGATGGCATCTGACTAAATATGATGCGTGGTCGCCGCCAGATATGCCCTGCTGACCGATCAATGGGTCAATAAGACCCTCGACATTGCTGGCCTGTCTGTTAGACGCGTGTTGAGTGCGAAAGGCACTCGGCTCATAAAAGCGCATATTAACTTCTGTGTATCTACGACTAATCTCATTGTAAGACCAAGTTCGATGGCGATGATGCTGGCTTCGTATAAATAAAGGCACGACAAATCTAAACGTTGCTATATTATGTTCAAATGTAGAAGTATGTCTGTGTTTCACTAGATAAGATATCAATTTCTTATCTTTCTGGTCAAGAGAATCTTTTGTCTTACCAAAAGAAACACGAGCCGAGTTAACGATCGTTAAATCGCTCCCCATGTGCTCTATTAACTCAACAGAGCCAACGCCATCGTCATATAGTTCGATCTTGCTCACACAACACACAAAACATAGTTTTCAAGTATCATAGAGTAGGTTTGGCCATTAATTTGAACCTCTTCCAGCATTGAATTGTTGTATATGACACATTCTCCAACTAGCACGTCCAAAGAACAGTCAGAAGACATACCAATAACCTTGGCCTTTCCAAAAGGCGATTTAGAAACATAATCTTCTGGCAAAAGAACTCCTGAACGCTCTTCTTGTTCTTCGCCTGTACATATCTCCAGCAAAAGATGTCGGTTACATGGTCGCGGATTGTCTAGCATTAAAGACCTACCCTCTTTGAGATCTTCGAATAAATATCACTAAATTGATCAAAGTCGTCGCCAGACTTCATCATGCGATACGCCTTGACCGCAAACCGCAACTCTTCCTTGCTAAGCCAGCCGTTGTCGACATAATTCTTCTTTAAATCTCTGCGGTGTTCCTTGTAGGGCTCCATCTCATCCTCTACAGCCTTGAAAGCCTTAATAAAATCGATGACGTAATCGTCAGTATTCTTCTCGTCAGACATAATAACTCCTTTTGTTGTCTATAGATATTTTAAGAACGAAAATTGAAAAGTCAAATAACTTCGCAGGATCCTCCGGAACATGCCAGCTCTCCTGCTAAGTTTGTGTCATCCTCGAACTCCACAACTGCTGTAAGATCTACATCCTTCAAGGCCTCATAAAGTACTTGATACTTTTCTGGGCTGCAATCCTCAAATGGCGCCTGCTTGTAAGTGTGATCACTAAAAGGTAAAACCGATAATCCGTTGTAGTATTCTTTGTTTTCCCACATCCAATCTCCAACATCAGTCCACTCGGCCGGCCTGATTGAAATGGTAGCAGACACGTTGTGTGTATTTTGACCCCTACTGTGGCCGGGCCTAATCCAATTTTCAGTTACCATTTTAACTCTCTTCAGAAGTTGTAATGCACTTTCGCTCCTGTCTATTGAACCTTCAGGGGCGCGTTGAGGTACAGAGATGATAGCTGTATCGTGGGGCCTAAAATATTCATCTTCTACCAGTTCAGGATGATGAATCAAAAGATGAGTATAGATAGGCTCATTCTTTCCAACTCGGATTCTTCTTATATAAAAGTCATTGTGCCATGCATGAATTCCGCTGGATGTGCCTAGCGTCAAAGACGTAGTACCAGCCGGCTTTACGCAAGTTGTGCGCGAGGCAGGCTTGATACCTATTATCTCAGCAACTCTACGATTTTCACCCTTTACTAGCTCTGCTGCAGCTTTCATATCCAAATCAACAACCGCGCCAGAAGCGATTCCTGTCATCGAAACGCCGATAAGAGCATCCTTCTCTGTGTTCCTGCGCCACACCTCTCTCAAATAGTGAAAATCAGTGTAGCCAGCTTGTAATGTTGCGATAAAAGTGGCAGATTTGACACGATTTTCGTAGTCCTCTTGGCTCTTCAGATCAGAAGCATTGACTTCAACCAGATTACAAAACTGATAGGGGCGTAATGCTATTTCACAACAAGGATTTGTGCCCCAATCTTTATCATTAGTCAGATAGAAGCCTGGCTCGCCTGAGCCTGAAGCCTTAACTCTTTCCCAAAGCTGCTGGAAGTAATCTTTTGTAATTCTATGCCTCATCAGCACAACTGAATTGTTTGCTCGGCCGCGTTGAGGGTTGGTTTCCCACCAGTTGCCGGCCTTTGCTGCCAGCATCTCTTCATCGTCAGCAGAGAATAAAGAAATAAGGGCCGCTCTTCGAATGCCGCCGGCCAAAACAGCATCAGCAATGTGGCATACAATATCATGAACCTCGATAGCTTCTAATTTATCACCGTTGTCTTTCTCTTCTAGAATTCCCTGTACCTTGACTAGGCATTCCCTAAGAGGCTGTGGGCCGGGCGCTTTACCGCCGCTGGTAATTAGCTTGGATCCTTTTGGGCGAATATCAGAAAAATCAAATCGCAACTTTGAGCCTCCCTTAAAATAGGAATTCATCAAAGCCTTTACTGCATCTGCCCAGCCCTCGATCGAATCAGCGATAAGAAACCTTCTCGTTCTTTTCGCATTCGGTTTTTGGATTTCTGGTAATTTCTCGACATGATGGCTTTGGACAGAATATCCGACGCCAGTTCCGCCAAGAAGGAGAAACATACACTCGCCAAAAGAGCTAACATGATCAATAGGCAGAAAAGCGCAGTTGTAAATCCTGTTAGGTGCCACTTCAATCGGCTTGCCTCCGAACTGCATGGATCGCATGGATGGTAAAACTTTTTTTTCATAAACATATTCATAAGCTTCTTCTATCTCGTCTTTGAGACTTGGATACTTCTTGATGTGCATCTTTTTATTGCGAGTAACTAGCTCGTCCCACGTCTCGCGGCGCTTTTTTGTTGGCAAGTACCGAGCGTACTTCATGTAAACTGCTATGTCTGATAAGATCTTGTTTGATAATTCCATTTGTCCTTTCTCCTTCTATGCCGACGCTTTTTTAAATTTCTTATATGACTCTTTCAAACTTTCTCTTTCTTTCTTTGCTGCCTTCAAATTTAATTCTTGTATTGTATCATTTGTCTGTTCTAGCACTTCTATCTTTACTTTGCTTGTATCCATAAAGATAGGAAAGATTATACCATCAGGGCCATTTCTATTTTTAGCTACAAAAATTCTACCACCGTTAACTTTCTTGTCTTCAATTGTTCTTGAGACCGAAAAAATAAAATCAGCAACAAAGCACTTATTAAATGCTTCCGAAATAGATTCCATTGTGATAACTTCTGCGTTCAATCCTGACCTATTAGTTTGAGAAGCGGTCCACACAGGGCAGTCAAATTCTTGAGACAAAGCCCGCAGACCTTCATAAATAGACTCTAACTCTTCTCTTTTCTCTCTGTACCTGGATGTGGTTTTGAGCAAATCGGCGTAATCTACTAAAATTACATCGATTTTTCTGTCAGATTTTTTTAATTTTTCTAAATGAGAGCGCAAAGTTCCAATAGAAGCAGACTTTGTTGGATATTCTTTGATAATTAACTCACCTTCTACATCAATACAAGTCTCGTATACTTCTTCCTTTCGTGAAAATAAATCTGACAAACCAACACCACTAATACAACTATCATATCTCTGCCCAGTCCTCTCTGAGGAGAGTTCCAGAGTATAATGTACTACATTTTTGCCATTTTTTAAAGCCGTGCTGCCCAAATGAGCCAAAACCATTGATTTACCTGCACCAGTAGGTGCGATAACTACACCTAGCTCGCCGCGGCCAAGTCCATCTTTACATACTTCGTCTAACTTTTTCCAACCCGTGCTTACTGGGTTACGTGTTGTCAACAAATAGCGACTTTCAAAATCTTTCTTGAAGTCATGGCCAAAATCATTATCCGTGCCTAGTCTTAAAGCACCAGTAATTATTTTCTCAATCTCATCATAAGAAGAAGCCTGTAATAAATCAACAGACTTAATCATTGCCTCTTTTAACTTTTGCTTTTTACAAAAGTCCAGGCTAGTTTCTTTAATATACTTTTCGTCATTAGTTTTGCGTACACATATTCTAGCAAAGTAATCTCTTACCTGCTTTTGTATCGCCTCGCTTTCGTCATCTAATTCTGTTCGCAAAATAGTAGAAACAATATTTTTCGTAGGATGTACATCATACTTGTTACGGTATTCATAGATTTTGCTCACAAAAACTTTTAGATATTTCAATTCGAAAAAACTGATATCCATAACCTCTTCCATTTGATCTGAAAAAGGCCGATCTTCTAAAATCAACTGAACCAAAGTTTCTTGAAATGATTTTCCATACCTGGAAAAGCTAACTTCTTCTGTCATTTATCCACTCTCTTTATTAACTATAATAGGAACACTTTGCTAGCCATTAAAGGCAATTCTTCTAAAAGAAGTCTGAAGCTCTGTCCATTCTAAATCTGAAAAGCCATCGTTTGTCATCATCTTGATGACCTCTGTTTTGTTGAACGATATGTCCGCACCCTTCATAATCTCTCGAATCAATTTCTTTGCAGTTATATTTAAACTAGGCACATATAATTGCATCATCTGATAATTTCTTTCAAGAATATTCTTTTTCGAAAGCACACTTTGATAAACCTTTAGATCATTTTCTTTCAATTGTTCTTTGGAATAATCAACAATATTTGTAATTGTCTTNCTTNCCTCTNCCTNCAGNAAAGGAANCCTCTNGCTGATTGTTTNANGGCCGNCCCCGCCGATACCCTCTAGATTGTCTGACCGGTCTCCGGCCATAGCTCTGGCCAAGGCAAAGTTATTTGGATGAATATCGAACTTCTCTACAATATTCTTCTTGTTCAAAACCTGTTTTTGGATAGGCCGGTAGAGCACTGTGTTTTCTCCCAGCAACTGATAGAAATCTTTATCACTAGAAACTATCACCTTCTGCCAGTCACTATATTCTGGCATTTGTACAACTTGCGCAATAATATCATCCGCTTCAATGCCATTAAAAATCAATTGGATTACGGGCATGCAGTTAAAGTATTCTACTATGCGCTGCATCTGCCATATCTTATTGGTTTTTTCTTCCGACGGCGAAAGATTCCTTATGTCTCGATTTAGACGTATCGGCTTTCTACCAGCCTTATAGTCTTTATTCATAAGCTTTCGTTTTTTGGAGCCGCCCTCGCCATCCCAGCAAATAACAATCTTGTCAGGATTAGTTTCCCTGCAAATTTTTTGCAGGGACTTAATTACGCCAACAAGCCCACCAATAGGCTGTCCGTTAGTAGACAGGGCTGGGTTTACGATATAAGAACGAAAAAATAAATTAAGCTGATCGATGACCAGCAGTCGCTTCTGCATTTAACACCTTCTTTTGAAAAAATTTTATCCGGCGTAAACTAGATTTTGGTTAATATCAAATATTTGCCTAATCGCTAGCCTATAAGCACCTTGGATTTTAGTAACTTTTGTTTGTAACAGCTTTCGAAAGCTGTTGAAAGAGTGGCCTTTAGCCACCAAGAACTTAATCCTAAGAACAGTTCTTTCTTTGTTAGAACCCATTCGTATTGCAGGCTCAAGCACTGTAACAATCGTGACACCTTCAACTGATCTTAGTTCTGTCAGGATATCTGTTAAGTTTTCTGATGGGTCGGAAACAAGATCGCACCTAGCCTCAAAATAATAAGGACTTATATCCGTCTCACTAAGAAGTTGTCTAATTTTATTTTCTAGCAAATTCATGAAATTACCTGTATAAACTAATTAGCACTTTAAAGCTTATAAGACTCAATTTCATCTTCATTTTTAGTATAAACAACTTTTTTAATGCCACAATGTTTTAATATTTTGTGGCACATAGGACAGGGCTTAGACATACGATACTCCCCCTGTTTATTAATACGTACAACATACATTGTTGCGCCGATTGTTTTAGTGCGAGAAAGACCCAGTATACACCCTAGCTCTGCATGATGCGTTGCTGGGCCTAGATCTTGATCACGAAAGCGACTGCCAAAAGCACTGAACTTATCTTTATTATATGAAGAGTTTATAATAGACCCTCCCTTGACCAAGACAGCACCGTGTCTTATCTTACCGTAACTACTTTGCCTAGCCATAAGTTTAGCTGCTCTAAGAAAGCTTCTAATTTTATGGCTTGGCTCTATATTAAAAGCCGGCAAATTATTTCTTATCTTAAATGGTTCGTTATCTTCCACAGTTTTAATATAACAACAGCAGTTGAAATATTAAATCATTTCTCTTCTTTATCAATGTCGTAGTAGTCCTTAGCATCGCCAACTCTGTTTTCAAACTTTAAAATGATATCTTCATCCATGATTTCTAGAACCCTAGCCTGGAACTTCTTATCCTTAAGTTTTTCTAGCCATTTGCTAGCCTGAAACTTTTCCGTACTTCCATCTTTGTAAACTAAATTATACCAAGCTCCTGACTGGGTTAGAGATTCGGATCCTTTGATAGCTTCTAGCCAACTTTCTTGATCCTGGATACCTACATCGCCGCCCCAAAGAATTTTGAAAGTACATTGACGACCTTCGGTGCCAAAGCGGCTTTTCTTAAGAGTTACTTTAACCTCGCTGCCAACACGATATCCATTTTCATCCATAATAAATGATGCTTTTGCTTTGCGCTTCGTTAGCCAAATGCGCAAAGAATAAGCATAGTGCATAGCTTTGCCGCCGGGAGTAACATAGGGTGTTGTCATTGCTTCTGCAACGTTGCTAGTGATGTTGGTCTTAAGCTGGTTCAAAACCAAAAATGTTGATCTAGATGCGGCAATGGGTACTGTCAGCTTTGCCATGCCTTTCGCTAGAATTCTAGGTTTTACGGCCATTGATGACTGTGGGTTAAAATCACCCTCGACATCGCTTACAGACGGCGTTAACGCTAATGAATCCCAGATAAAAAGCATGCGATTATCGTTAGATCCCAGAAGCTCCTCAATGGTTTCTAGAACATACTCCACACTTGGCGGCTGTAAGTAAAGAATATTATCAACATCGCAGCCTGCGTTTGTCAAAAACTGTGGATCAATAGCTGATTCTGAATCGAAATAAACAACATCAATGCCCATCTTCTGAGCATTAGCTGCAGCTTGTGCTGCCATATAAGACTTACCTGAGCCCTCCAGGCCTGCAATCTCTACAACTTTTCCAACTGGAATTCCAGCTAGGTTGCCGCGGCAGATTATACTATCCAGCCACCTCGACCCGGTAGGGATCCATTCTTTCACTTGTGTAGGATTGTCCTTTGTTAAATCAAAGGCAACTTCCATTCCCGCTTTCTTGTTGATGAGATTTCTCATCTCACTTATGCTCAATCTTCCAAGTTTCTGTTTTGTTTTTCTTGCCATGTTTCCTCTCTTACTGCCGGCAACTCCATCGTTATATCGGGATCTTTTGACTCGTACATAACTGGTGTATAGCTATTATAATCACGGATTAGCTGATCAGCAAGTGAAATAAGCATGGGCTCAATTTTTTTAACTTCCTCTGTTATTTCAATACGCTCTTGCTGCAACTCGATACGTGCTCTGATCAATTTGTTTTCTACAATCGCACCAGCAGCTACACCCAGACAAAATAGAGCCAGACCGAATCCAGTGTATATTAAGGCTTCCATAACTACTAGTAACTAGTATATATTTTATAAAATAAGGCACCTGTGACCCCGTGCCTTCCTGCGGTATAAAAACAACTTTAGTTATTATTGTTGTCATTCACACCAGTGAAGCCGGTAGTAGTTGTACTAGTTCCCGTTGTGCTTGTCGTGGTGTTGGTTGTGCTATTTCCAACAGACGCGTCTGTTGTCGTAGCAGTGCCATTAGTTGTGCTTCCGCCAGTAGTCGACGTATTAACCGTCGTGCCGGTAGTGCCAACAGCAGTGTTGGTTGTCGTGCCGGCAGTGACTGCATCACCGCTGGCGGGCGGGCAGCCGGCTAGCATTACACACGAAGCCGCGATGGCTAAAATTCTCTTCATCAAAATCATAATAAAATCCTTATTTTAAAAAACAAGACCTCTGTATTCCCAGGCCTACCTGCGGATTCTCTAGACAACAATCTAGATATTCTTTACCAACACGTGTATCCACCGTCCAAGACAAATTCAGCACCGGTGCAATATGATGAATGCTCTGAGCATAAATATTTAACTATTCCATTTAGCTCTTCAACATTCATCATCCTCTGCAAAGGACATTTGTCTGAATAGTTCTTAGTAAACTGATCGTGTTGGTTGTTCAATACTCCTCCCGGTATAACAGCATTAACGCGTATATTTGGAGCTAAATGCACAGCCAAATACTTTGAAAGCTGAATCACAGCTGCTTTTGATGTGCTATAACCTACGTGCTTATGCTTACCATCCATATATATTCTAGGATCCGGCGACGTTATACCATACATTGAGGAAAAATTAACAATATTTCCACTTTTATTATTCTTTGCATATTCCCTGCATACAGAGAACAAGCTGACAATGTTAACATCTAGATAATCCTTTAGAGACTCTAAAGATACATCATACAAGGTATCGCTTGTCTGTCTTGTCTTTTCTATATGCTCATTAAGTGCAAACAAATTAACTAAATGGTCCGCAGGGTTAAGCTTAAACCATTCTTTAACAAAATTTTCATTTGTCAAATCATGCCCTAAGCTTCGAGAGCAACGAATAACTTCGTAGTCAGAATTTTCTAAATAAGAAGAAACTTCTTTACCGATAAGACCGGTAGCTCCCGTTACAATAACCCTGCGTGCCATTATTAACCTAACAAGTCGTTAAAGGCCTTGTCGACTGCGTTCTGAGTGCCTCCAGAATTGTACTTGGTGGTCTCCTCAGTGCTAGCCTCCTCTCCAAGCAAGAACTCGTCGAGCATAGACTGAACTTGCTCTGGTGTCTTGCGCTCAAAAAGAGTATTGAAGTCAGGAATTGAGTCTAGCGCTCCTGCAGTTGCTTCTTCCGTTTCCAAAAGTGACGAAGACCGGCGGCGTGGCGTGATGCTCGTCTGAGGAAACTGAGCCCCGGGTGGCTTGCCGTAGTTAATAACTAGGTCTGTGCCATTCTCTGGGTCTGTGATATCGCCATAGTCTGGATTCAAAACTAAGTTAAGAAGTTCTGCATATGCAGTCTTACCGAAGCCCCAGACGCGAACACCCTTGTCTTCCTCGCCGCGGACAACAACAGGAGCAAAAAATCTTTGGCGGGCGCTAAGATTCTTAGCCATCTTGACGCTCTCCTCTGTACCCTCATTGTAAAGGTTACGGACGAATGAATCCAACGGATCATCTTGGCCAAAGTTCTTCTTTGGACTCAAGAAGCCTGCGTTCTTGCCCACATTATAATGGAACCAGTACTCCTTGAAAGGATCACCGTCTGCGGTCGGGACAATACGAATTGTTGTCTCGCCGTCTTGTGGGCGCCAAAATAGCTCCTTGTTGCTGTTTCCTTTATTTTGGAGAGCTGCAGCCTTCGCTCTCATCTTTTCCATATCAATACCCATGTTATTCTCCTTATATTTAGGTAGAGTATGCTTGGTCAATCTCCCAAGCATCTGTTGAAATCAATATAATGACTAATCTAAAATAGTAAATATATTTTTTTATATTTCCATTTCTTGAATCATACTAGCATGTTGCACGATATAAACATAATTTTGCTTGTAATCATTTGAATATATCCCATAAGAAACTCTCAACTTTTCGTCTTCGTTATCTTTAACTTGCTCAGTAATTTTTTTGAAAAGAGTGCCATCAGACTCTAACTGTTCTGAATCAACAGAATAATAATATATCATCTCTCTTGGCATTGTCAAGGGATAAAATAACTTTTTTTCATTTGTTTCTAAATCTGATAAGCCAATAGTAGATATTCTAGCTGATTCAATAGGATCAGAAGTTGTACTCATAACAGGATTAGTGTTGCTGAATATATTGATCATATGCACCGTGCTAGAAATAATTTCATTAAGTGTATCGTAATACTTTGTTATCGGTACGTTGCCAGCGATCGTTTCTAATACAGGATTTGATATTATGAAAAGCCTCTTTAACATTGCTGATCTAGCATATTCCTGCAAGACATTGAAAGCTGCGCGCTCTTGAAGTTTTTTTGTGTGTGATAATAAAGAAACGTCTGGCTTGATATAAAGCACAAATATCTCTTTACTATTTAACTGCTCCATTATGCGCAGCGAAGCGCCACTTATAGCGCCACTTCCGCCCATAATAAAAAGATAAGGTGGCTTTGCATCCTTAAAGAACCTTTTAAAAGAAGGACATGAAGCCTCGTACTCCTCGAAGGATGCACAAGGCTTCATGTGCTTGAACTTTGGACCGGATCTTTTTTCAGAATCAATTCTATAAATATTATATTGAGGATATTGAGAAAATCTTTCTGCTATATTGCAGCCGGCTTGACCTAAGCCTATAACCGTTTCCACTTTTTCCTCATTTGTTATTTATTAATTAATTCTGCAACGGCTTCTTTGATTAAACCTTCCAAAGCGTTCTTTGTGACTTTGCCTTCTTGATAGGTCTTCCTCCCGTAGCCGGGTGCGCCACCGCCAACCTTGTAATCTCTGCCGTAGGTACCTTGCTGCCGCGGCACGTAAGTCGACTTCTTCTCTGGCTCTTCTTCGGGTTTTGCTTCAGGCTCGGGGTCTTTCGTCATGTCACCCAAAGCTTTCATCAATAGAACCATATTTCTTTTTACAGCAGAGTTTGTATCTGCCATGCCGCTTTTTGAGGCTTTGCCGAAGGCCCTGATGAATTGGGCCAGCACGTTATCTTCACCGGTGGATGAGTCCTTCAGAACTTGAATAAGAAGTTTGACAAGCTCTTGGACATTAACAGCCGACGTTGCGTCGGGTTTTGCTGCGGCGCCTCCAACTGCCGGCAAGCCAGGAATCTTAGCTGGGGTGACTTCATCCAAGCTAACTTCATTTGCCAGCTCTTCCTTAATTAGATTGATTAATTTTTGTTTTGTAATGCGCATAATACAAAATTCTCCTTTTCTTCTATTAAATAGTATCAATTTTATTCATATTTCCAAAATCTTTTCCAATACTTAAATTAATTTTAAAGTCTCCAAGCACGGTTTTGGAAAATACTTCCATAATTTCTTCCAATAAATGTTTATCTTCGCGTTTTAAATCAATTACAAAACTATCATGAATACTGAAAGCGATATATGAATTCGTCTTTTCTAGAATTTTTGAAACCTCGACAACCTGCCTTAAAAACAAGTCACTGGTGGTGCTTTGTATTATATAATTTAACGCATGGTGATCATCAGCTTCAATGATTCTTTTAAATGGTGTGCTGATCTCTAATCCATTGTAGTATTTTTCCAAGATCTTGTTTTTATTAAATATTTTTTCAAGTCGTGAGTCTTTTGCTTGTGGATTGTACAACCAAGCGAAAACTTTCTTCTTTGCCATATCCCTAGATAAGCCACCCTTAAAGACATCTTGTCCTATCCAGGCATGAATATCTCCCTTTGGTTGCGGAATGCCCAAAAGACCCATAAACACCCTTAATTCAGCGGCGTTATAATCTAGCTCGACAAAGACATCATTATTGGGCTTCAAAACCGAACGATGGTCGCGGTCCAATGTCATAATTGGAAAACTGTTGGGCTTGGTTGTTAGCCGGCCAGTCTTTGTGCCAAAGATATTATAATCAATATTATGATTTATCTTCTTTACTTTCTTTATAAACTGTCGTGTCTTGAACTTTCCTAAATTTAGACTTTCTGTATCAACATTGAGCTGTTTGCTTTTTACTGATTCAGCAAACTTAGTTAGCGAAAGCAAAAAGTTATAATTATTTGGTTCTGGAAAGTTCTTTAATACATGCTGTGTAATCTGGTTTTTAAGATCGAAGTACTCCAACAAAAATATCTCAGGCACAGAATCAAAAAAGCATATATCATTCATATCAATTTTAGCCAAGTTAAATGCTCTCATGTATGCCCTTAGCCGATCTGTAACTTTCTTCCAGTCATATTCTAAATGTTCTGGGCATACATCAGCCAAGCTTTTATCTTGACAAAACAAATTAGCGTACTTTATATTTTTTATATCATCTAGATATTCTAAATACTTCCAAGTTGCAGCTGGATTTGCTGGTAAGTTTTCACTTAGATCGCCGTCATAATAAAACAGCTTGCATTCACGCTTTTTGTCTAGTGGTTGAAAAATCATTTTGCTACATTCTTATCTTAAGAACCAAAACGATAAAGTTAATAGCCGCCACCGCCACCAGTAGAAGTTGCAGTACCACCTGAAGTGACAACCGAAGAAGCAGAGCTAGCAGTCGATCTTACAGTTTGCACATTAGTGTCTGTTTCAATCACTTTTCCTGATGGCGAAACAATCTTCATTCTCTTTGGTAAATTCTTTTCTGGTTGTTTATTTCTATCATTCAGCTTCTTTCCGCCGACAATATTAAATTTTGTTTTTATGTTTTGTTTTGTTCTATTGTTGATATGCTCAATCGCATGGTACATGGACTGATATTGCATAATCTTCATAACATCGTAATATTCTTTTTTGATATTTAGTTTTATTGAAGACTCTGCAAAGCGCATTCTCATATATATCATAAGCCAAAATTTTGGTCCATAGTTATCTACATAAAAATCAGGCATGCCGCCGTATTGGTCCATTTCTCCTAAGTTTTCTCTGTAAAATTTAACCAAAGGCTTTTTCTTGCTAGCATATCGTATGCTCATATTTGGGCCATAGCCTGTAACATGCGCATGACTTTCTGGGTTGTGCAAAATATAAGGCGAAGCTGCCACAAATGAAGTATAAAATTGAAATAAATAATGTCGAAGCGTTACCATGTCGCCGCCAGTCAAATCATCCCACTCATCTCCCATATGAGTTTTAAAGTATAATTGGTCATGTACAGTCAAGCCGTCATTAACATACCTTTTTATATGGGGCGCCATTCCAGACTCTGCGACCCGATCTGGAAAGTTGGCTTGCGATGGAAAAGGCTTTATTTTATATTCGTATCCAGATCCTAAATTGGCAACGAGAGTCCAAGGTGCATTCTTGTCAATATAAAAGCCGAATTTTCTAGCAGCGTTGCGAAAGAATTTATAATTTGGATCATTATATAGTTCTTCGCGGCGTTGAATGTCATCGCGATTAAATTTAGCTAACTCAATTATAAGTCCGCTAATATGCGGAGGGCACTTTCTAGATCTAGCAAAAGCAGTTTTCGTGAATGGAATATCGGGTGCCATTTGCTCCACATATTCCATAAACACTTTCATAAAACTTTTAAAATCAGTTATTCTTTTGTTTCTGCCTCTTTTTTTGGTGTAAGAGCTGACAAAGTTTAAATATAACTTGTTTATATGAATGTTATAAAGATTTTTTAAGCTCTCCCATCCCCTAACTGGTGTCAGAGAAGTATATTGGCTAGCAATATGAGTGTTAACTTTATTATAATAAATTGCTTTTTTCATATATTCTCGCAATTCTTCAAAAGCATCTGCAACGAAATTGACTGCCCAGACATCATCATTCCCGCCGGGCAAAAGACGACAATTGTTCTCCTTAAGTTCAACAGTGTCGCCGGCAGAATCAAAACGACCATAATAAGTTTGATCATATAAGAAATCAATATATTCGTAATTGTTTGGAGAAACAGTAGAATATCTTTCTAAAAATTGAAACCCTTTTTTAAAAGCTTTTTCGTCTTCAAATATATCAATAGTGCCCAAAACTATGCCACCTCGTTAGTAATTATCACTATAATTGTATTTATTGTCATTCATTGCAATTATTTAGGATCATCCAAGGTGCCGCCGGAAAAAGGATCATACTGGCCGCCGCCTTTGAGGGCGGACGGATTTCGCGCAGTCGCGACGGGGGGTGATGGTGCTTCAAGCTTGTCGTCGTTGGTCTGTTCGATTGCCTCGGCGAGCGCTGGGGCTTTTTTTCTTAGTTCCTCTATCTCTTTGGGCGACATCAATCGAGCACGTGCTTGCGGCTTTATCCTTTTTGCTTTCGGTATCTTGGTGCCTATTTTCATACCTATCATTCCGTCGTTAAAGCCCTCTAGGCGCGTTTCAAACCGACCAGGCTCAACTATACACTCAACTTCCGTCAAGTGCACATATCCGGCCATTCCTAATTTCATGGTTAAGGATCTTGCGCGCTGATTTCTACCGCCGGATACACGAGGATGTATAAATACATATTGGCCCGGGCGGAAAAAAGTTGAACCAATGGTAGTTAAGTTGACAGTATAATTTTCTCTTATTTGCGCGCTGACTGGATCGACACCATCCATTTCTGTTCTTGCTGCCTTGAGATAAGGCATATCACGACGACTATATTTTATGCTTTTTAAGATTCCTTTGTCAGCTCCCTGGTAAAAGTGATATATGCCTCGTTTTGTATCTCTAGCTGATGAGCCAACCAAGCCTGGAGATGGCGCATTGTGAGTATATATAAAATTATAATTATATAACTTTCCGGCTTTTGTTAGAGCCGCAGTTCTCCTAGGTGGGTGTGGTTTGATTTGGCCTATCTTGCGCACGCGACCTCCTTTGCCTGAATTTACGCGGTCGCGACCTTTTCCGTCGGCTGGGCCCTCCACATGAGATACATGCACGTTAGGAATCGAATTATATCCAGCAAAACACTCCGGGCTTAAAGAAGCAATAACCAAATCTCGCACAACATCTTGGATAAATTGTTTAATTGGCCACGATTCTCTTTGAGTTTTAATTGCTTTGTTGTTATACCATTCTAGAAATAAAATTAAAGAAACTGGTACATCGGCCATATTGAAAGCTACGACGCCGCCGGTCAAAGGATCAATCATTGTCAGATCGCCAAGCAAATATCTTATAGTCTTTGAATCTGAGCCGATATTTCCTAACAAACTGAAAGCTGCCTCAAGCAAATCCCCAAGATAAAAGTAGTTTATCCTGTAAAAGTTGGCCGGCTTTGAACTGCTGTTTTGCAGCTCTCTTTGCGCGTCGTCGAGGTTGGCTTTTAGTTTGTCTTCTCTTTGTTGGTCCGTTTCAGCTTCTTTGGTAGATGGCTCATCGCTAGCTTTTTTCATCGCACGTGCTGCAGCAGTATTGTTAGCATCAAAATCCGCAGCGCTTCGAGGGTCGCCGGCGTATTGCTGAGCATTGACTCTTTGAATGGTGAATTCTACTCTTTTTCTTTTTGGAGTAGAATTTTTCTTAGACTTTCCAGTAACACCATATTTTCTCATTATTGCTGCTTGTTTTCTTTCTAACTGTCCCTCTTGCATAAGGTTTACTTGCGCCTCTGGCAAATCAATAAAGCGCATATTACCACTTTCGTACAATCTCTGCAATAAAAGCTGATATCGTCTAGATTTTTCCGACGTCACGAATGTATCTAGATTTTGTTGCAAAACCCTAACTTGCTCTTCACTCTCTTGAGCTTTCTGCTCCGTACTTCTTATATAGCCAATCGTGGTCGGATCTGAATACCCTGATCCGCCGGTTATAGCGTTAGAAGCTGAGTCTGCGGCGCGCACCATGGCGTTGGGAATGCCTGCTAACGTTTCCGCGGAGAAAAAACCTTGAGCGTCTGCGGCGTTTCTTGCAGTTTTTGCTTTTTTTTGTGCTTTTTCTAAACTTTTCTTCTTTTTTTCCAAACCTTTTTTAAAATTCTTGCCCATATTAAAGATGTCAACATTTGCACTGTTTGTGCTCATGTCAATTCTGCCTAAGAATTCAATTTGAAGCGTACCAGATCCATCATCTTTAAAATCGAAAGCATGCCCCAAAAGTCCCAAGTGCATTGTTGTACTCTGCGTTTCCAAGAATCTTCTTAGCTTTTTAGAAACTAAATTATTTTTTGAAGTAGGGGCAGACCAGCCAGCGACAACTTTAATCTCGTATTTTTCTGGATCCCATTCATCAAAAGGAACACCAAAAGGATCTTTCACTACTGTTCTTGAATTCTTGCTCGTTGAAAACAAAATCATATCTAAAAAAGTGGCGTATTTTTTCTTGTTAATGTCAGCCGGATCTATATCCTCTAGATTGCGAAACGATAAGGTTAATTTACATTTGATATTTCTTTCAACTTCTACGTCTGTCTTGCCAATATATTTCCAAGTAAACTTCTTAATACCAACCCCGTCCACGCGGCCTTTTCTATTTGAAAAATATTCATCGATGCTTTGCTTGCTGTTGTGGTCGACAAATAAAATTTCTTTTTCGATGCGGCCGGCGCGGCCTTTTGAGCCTCCGGGATGCACTTTAAAAAATCTAAGCTGTGGATGGAGGCCGGCTAATTCATGAGGCTTGATATCAACAAAAGAACTTATATCTTCTGTTGTTGATATCCTGCTAATTACACGTGATGGCGGCAGTTCAACACACGTAAAATATTTTCCATAAGGCTTGCGCTGGTTGTCCCGAACAATTGGCTCATAATGATCAATTAAAAAGCATTGCTCTTGAAATCTTCTTTCGGCACGTGCATTATCTTCGCCTTCAACATAAGTACTTGTTTCGTCGGCGCCGCCCTCTGAAGTTGTTTGCTCTTCAGTATTGTTAGCAGCTGCTGTCTCCCCCGGTAACGCGGCGACTGCGTTTTTAAATGCTCCAACGCCGCCGCCGGCGCCGCTCAACCCTGTTGTGATATAGGTTTTTAAAGGTACTGTTCCCGATTTTCGGGTATCAGAGGTACCCAGCACCCCTACGGCTGCGCCGAGGGGACCTGTAATTGCGACGGCGGTGGCATCTACGACTTTGCTGAGCGTGGATTTCGGCGCGAGGCCAGCGTCGCCTTCGCCGAGATCTACCTGGGCACTACCTAGGCCCTTACTCTTTACAACCTCACCGACGGCCTTTCGCATAAGTTCGGTATTAAAGTTCTTTTTGCGAGCTTCGCCCTCGCCAGTGACAGCGATGCCCTTCGAAAGGCGATCGCGGTCTTTGATAGCTAAAGTCTTTGCTTCGTTAACGATCTCGCCAATTGGATATTCTTGAGGTTTTTTTGCCATTTATATTCCGCCGTCTATGATTCAATAATCTCTAAAAATATCTCTAAATCTAGAGGAATGTTAATGCTGTCGCCAAACTCTACATGAGCTTCTGTGGGCGTTCTATTGGCCCAGGCAATGACCCACCAGTAGCGTGAATCACCATAAAATTCCTGTGCTAATTTGAAAAATCTATCGCCTGTTCTCCAAACATGTTTGCGCATCGCAATTCTCGCCAACTCCTCGGAGGTTGGATGTTTTAATGTTGGCGTACCATAATGACGCACAAAGGCAACTCCTCTTTTATTAAAAGTATTCCGATACATTTCATTAGTGTTTAAAAAAAGATCTTGTGTTATATATCTATCTGCCATTTTTATTATCTACCTCTAATCTTATTCTGGTACAGTTTCAAATGCCTTCTCAACTTGCGCGGTGCCTATTTCTGCGTTGAGTCGCTCTCTTTCGCCAGACTCAAGTCTCGTAGAACTTAATCTATATTTGCGCGGTGGTGTGGGTGGCAGCCCAGAATCACCATAGCGAAGATTTGTATCAGACAGCAGGCCCGGCCTGGGGGGATTAATTGACCTAAGCATTGCACTGTCCGCTAAATCACCTGTATCCGAATTTACAAATTCTTCTATTTCTGCACTGTTGCCAGAAGCCATTGCCTCTTCAATGCGCGCGCTAGTCATTGTTTCATCAGCTGTTAGAGAGCGCGCGTGGGAGGTTGGGATAGCATCTACATTGGCTATATTGTAGGGGAATCTCTTCATTGCGCTACCTCTAGCATTACCATCTTGTTGCCATCCTAACGAATGCTGATGGATGATAGCCAGCTGACAGCTAAGATCGATTAGCTTAGGATACATCATTACCTGGCCCTTACTATTCTCTACTACAAAGCCAGCCTCGACATTTGGAGCAAAAGTCAACCCGCTCATGGCTGCGGCAAGGCCGGACGTCTCTGCCGTTCCTCCAATCGCAGTACTGCTAGCTATTAAATTGGCAAACTTAACCTTAACAACAGGGCTGCCTTTAATCGTCGAAGCTTCACTTCTGCGTCGCCCGGTCCTCTCGTAGACTGGATATTGCATTGCTGCCAATAAAGAACACCTACGCAGATTCTCTTTTGCTTCGGATGGGCTATAAGCTGGAATTTGCCAACTTATGGAAATTTGCCTGCTTGTTCCTTGAAAAATCTGAAATGGATCCATTCTTCCATAAACTTCTTCTGTATTGTATCTAGCGTTGAAGCTGTCGTCCATTTGAGTTAAGAATGCCTTAAACGTAACTCTTCTTTTTGTTGGCACATGATAAAAATCTAATGTTATGCCAGATGAGCTGCCATTTTTATAATATGAATTTGTTGCATCTACTGACATTTATTAACCTCCGCCTGCATTCTTGATTATATCGACGATATAGGGCTCAAAATCTTCCTCTCCTATACTTAAGTAGAACTTATATGAATTTCCATCAACTCCGCCGGCTCCTCTCTGTTTTATTACAGGAGATGTGCTAGTGGTAGGAGAAGCAGCTGCTGGGGCGCCCGGAGCTGCAGCTGTTGCGTATCTAGTTGCCATGGCGGGGGCGGTTATGTTTTCGCCTGCAAATCCAAATTTCTCAGTTGCATCAGCAAACCGGACGTATGTATTAATTGCTTTCCCTTCCATTCCTTCTGCCAATTCAGCTAATTCGATAATATGCTTTTTCATATTTTGTAAGTTAACGCCGCCTGCTGCAGCTACTTTTCCTAATCCTCCGAACATATTTCCAAGTGCAGTTAAATCTGCAGTTTTAATTGTCTGCAATGCTATTCCAATGGCCACAATTCCGGCGGCCAGCATTCCAAAGCCAATAAGTGCTGCAGTAGAAACAAGTGCCATGACCTTCATTGAAAGTGCCATTATACCGATGGCAGCTGCGGTGATGAGCAGTGCCTGCGCGGCTTTGAGGCCTTGCTCGCCAAGTAACACAAAGCCATAAACTGCTAGGAATATGGCGCCGCCGATCATTAGCATTGCTAAACCGATTGCTGCTAGTGGTAATGCAGCTGCTGCGCCGCCGGCCGCAGTAGCCATAAGGCCTTTTGCCATAAAGAAGAATCCTACAGCAAGTATACCAATTGCAGCTGCGGAAGCAAGAAGCGTTGGCGCATCAAATTTCTTAAAAGCAGCTGCTAGAGTTGCAAAAGCTTCTGCAGTAAGATATATGGCGGCTCCAAGGCCGGCCATGGCAACACCATACGCTGCCACTACTGCTGCTTTAGCCATCATAGCGGCTGAATCTATGCCAGCGGCGGCGCCGCCAGCTCCTTGAGTCACATTTTGCCTTTGCAAAGCAGCTGTTTCGGCATTAATCTCTGCTATTCTTTTTGCAGAAGCGGCTGCATCAGCTGCAGCCTGCTGCTTTCTCAAGGCCATGGCTTTAATTATACTTGATCCCTGGGCCGCTGTTTTTATTGCCATAAAGGCAGCTTGGGCTCTAATCGCCATGAAAACTACTTTAAAGACAGCAGCTAANCCTANTAATNNTGNAATGAGAACGCCTCCAGTNTCATCATTGAGNTTTNNTATAAANACAACAATATCTCTAATGACCTCAACAACTGGCTGAACTGCAATTGCAAAGCTTTCAAGAATTACTTTGCCCATTTTCATAGTATCCATTGCTCGTTCAGCTTGTTTTGCTAATTTAGCCTGCTCTTTTTCAGCCAATTTTGCTTTTGCCGTCATTTCATCAAAAGCCGCGATATCGCCTTGGAGCACTTTCAATGCCAGCGCTGTGTCTTTGATACCGGTCAATCTAGCAAAAGCCAAGACACCGCGGGGATTAGCAGCTAATTCTGCGGCCCGGGCACTGCCATGCATTTGCACAACCAATTCTCGCATGCGGTCTGCAGAATTCTTTGCCATCATGCCCATAGGATCAAGCAGCTTCGCGCCCATTAAAGAATTGATCTGCGCGGATACCTTGGCAGCGCCTTCGATTGTGTCAAACTGCTCAGTAAAATTCAAAACTGAAGACATATCTGTGTTTAAAGCAACCGCAGCTGCTTTTACCTTCGCAAAAACACCTATCATTTGATCGCCGTAGTGTCCCAATTGCTTTGCTGCTTGTGCGAAGTCCTCTTGAATTGTACTAGCAGCCACACCAATAGAATCTGCCAAGCCGGCCAATTGTTTTGTAAGTCGTTCAGCTTGAGGCGCAGTTTTTCCTAAAGCGCCCATCATAAAATTTAGGTTTTTTGTTGCAGTCGCAGTATTAACACCGGATTTTTCCATTGTCGCAACCAAGTGTGCTAGAGAATCTTGTGTTTGTTCGCTCATAAGACGAAATCTACTAAGATTCGTATCCAAACTCTGGAAGGCTGCAGCTGCCTCTTGCATGCCAATTCCCATCGCTCTGTTTGAATAGCTTAAATCTATAATTTGATCAGTGTATTGACCACCAGAGCTTGTAGCTTTTTCAAAGCCAGCTTGTACATTGAAAGTTTCAACTGCCAGCTTCATGGTTGCTTCTTGAACCTTCATTACGCTGGATCCAATGGCATTTTCTAGAATTGCGCCGGCATTTTTTCCTAATTGCCTTACCATATCGCCGGCGCTTTTTAATCCGCCACCGACTTTGATTACTTCAACAAAACTGCCGTAAAGCGTATCTTTCCACTGAGAAGTGACTCCGGTCCAGCCGGCTAATTCCCTGCCGACTCTCTGAGAATGATTGATTATTTTTTCTGTTGTGGCAATTGATCGAGTTTGCTCGTCGTTAAATTGCCTCATTTGCTTTAATTGATCTTCATTTAATTGAAGAATGCTTTGTAGCTGCGCTTCTTTTTTTTCAAGCGCTTGTCGCTCTGATTCGTTTAGTTCGCCTTTTAATTGTTTTTCTTCTTTTGATTTAAGAAGCGTTTCTAGTTGAGCTTTTGCCCGGGCTTGAACTACTTCTAAATCGCCCTGTAAAAGATCCCTCACTGATTGGGCTTCTTCGCGCAAAGATTGTAAAATGTTTAATTCTTGTTGGCGGCCTTTGAGTGTTTCGCCCTGAGCTAGCTTGATCTCGGCGTTTTTGTTAGCCAGATCAATCGTGGCGTCTTGCATTTCTTTTAATATAGCCAGCCTTAGTTCTTCTGTTTCATTCGCCATTCAGATTATATCCTATTCGAAAGGCCATTTTAGGCCGGTCTTTCTTTCAAATTTATTTACGGCCGAATCAAGCATTGCCCTGCTTCTATAAGTCTTTGGATCATTTAAGCCATAATCAGATATCGCATCCAAATACTTTTTTTCACGCGTTATCGCGCCACGAAAGGCAGAAAGCTGAGAAGGGGTTCCGCGTACTTTGACATTGGAAGGTATACCATAATCTTCCCAGAACATTCTACGAAGAATGGTTTTGATGCCATGGCCCAAAATACTTAAAAAACTCTCTGTTACCTCGCCTTTGCTTTTTATATTTAAGTCAATTATGACAGGTGCCAAATTATCTTCGTTGATTTTCATAGCAAATCCCCACTCTTATAGAGTAAATAGTTATTTATAAAATAAAAGACCAGACATAAGCCTGGCCTTCGTTTTACCTTCTTTTAGCTTTAGACGAAGCTTCTTCATGAGCTTCTTTTTCCATCTCAAATTGTTTTTGAAGTCTTTTTACAAACCACATTCTTACTATAGTCGGCAAATTGTATGCTTCCAAGAAACCCCATCCACCATGGTATTTCATTAAAAACAATTGCTCATAAACATTTTGAATGTAATCATTAGTTAGGCCAAAAAAAGTCCGTAGTAAACGGCACCTCCATGTCTTGATCGTAAAAACACTCTTGGCAAGCAAACGGCTGAGTCATATCAACCGTTGGTGTATTTTTGGCATACTCTTTTCTTAAGAACCTTGAATCCATGGCCGGCATATTGTCGACGAATTCATTAATGAAGCGGCGATCTGTATTACCATTCACTGAAACTAATAAAGTCTTTAATTGATTTGTCAAAAGATTAGAAACCTTTTCAGTATTCTTGTTTCTTACATTGCTGTTTTTAACCAGTTGATTTTCATCTTTGCCTGTTAGCAATCTTAAGGCTACTGTTGCATTTGTCCTAGGAAGTTGCAAAGTTATGTGGCCATTTTCGTCCAAGCTTGCACCTTGTTCAACAATATTATCAGCTGTGACAACTTCCACATCATCCAAATTGAATTCGTGATCTTGAGACGTGCCGCATGCTGGACATGATATCTTTGTCTGATAAAGAGGGCCATAGCCTGTAATCCTGGCTTTTACGACCAGTGCATTCTTATCACATACCAACAAATCATTAACTTTGACTTTCTTATCAATAATAATATTTTGCAAGAATCGATCCAGCGCTAGGCCTTTTCTTAAAAGAGACTGCGAAGTTAAGATATCTTCATCTTTCGCTGTCATAAAACGAATCTCCAAGCTTTCTTGACCGTGCAAAGGATGATCTTCTGGATAGAATTTTCCTTGCGAGGGCAATTCAACAAACTCTGTTGGCCGCGGCATTTGAAATGCCGACGCTTGAGTTTGTTCGTTCATAAGCTCGGGGACAGGAATATCAGCAGGAACGTTTGGCGAACCTAAACGCTCTTCATTATTTCTAGCACCCATTTTTACCTCATTTGTTTTTTAAATAATACAATACTTTATCGTAAATTTAAAGCTTTTTTAAGTGGTTGGGACACCTTTTGCGTTTTCGGCCCAATCATAGCGGAAAGTGACGTCCAGTGTAACCATTCCGTCGCCGCTATAATCTAGCTCGCCCCATTTAATATCAGTTGGCCATGCATTATTGAGCGTCCAAGTTTCTGATACTTCTGTGTTAACCTGCGACTTTTGCAGGGCGCCGCGGCCATTGGAATCCAAAGTCATGATTTGCACTTGATTAAAAGACGCGACGGCCGAAGCTTTTGTGATGGTTCTTTGTGTTACCATGTTTGGATCAGTTGGAAGAGTGTAGCCCATTGAGATAAGAGCGTCGTAGAGCCCCTTAGTCATATCATTAGCGCCGCCGGGATCAACAAATGAAATCGTAACAGGATCCCACTCGGCTATTCCCGGGTAGTAAAAAGTGTGATTCAAATACTTGTGTGGAGTTTCACCAACTTTTACGCCTGGCCGTCCGGCTTTTGTAGCATAAAATCTCGAATTTCTAAGGCCTGGAATTTGAACAATAAATTTATATTGTCTTTTTGGCTCTAGCGTTGATGCTGCCCAGAAAAAATTTGTATCATTTGCCATTTTAAATTACCCTCCAACGGTATTTCTAATAATAATTAGGTCTCTATAACTTTTTTGTTTTATTAATCTTCGAATGATGCTCCTGACCTACTGACCACAAAGTCAAGTGCAATAAATTCAATTGCTCTGGCAGGCTTGAGGAAAATCTTTGCATACATGATATTTCTATCAATCAAATCTTCAGTTGTTGTAGACTCGTCCAAGACGACCTTGAAGTCTGTCAAGCCTAAGCCAACTTTGATATCGCGCAAGAAGGGAATCGCTCTGCTCGTAAAGTTTGCCCAAGTTGAAGGCACGTTCTGCTCGAACAGAGTAGTCGCTGCAATTCGCGAAATCTCCTTTTTGATGAAGATCATCAATCTTCTTACGTTAATTCTGTCTAAAGCGGAAGGTGTCACTTGCAGTGTCTTCTGACCGAAGATGACAATGCCTTCTGCTGGGAATGTCGCAATTGGGTTAACGTTTGCCTCATAAAGCTCATCGCGCATCTTTGATGTCAAGCGCTCGCGAACTCCGATGACCGGGACGCCGGCTGAGCCTTCTGTCAAGCCGCCGCGTGTGAAGCCTGCAGGAGCAAACCACAGTGCGGATTTGGCCTGCGAGCTGGCAAAGGTACCGATTGCGGCAATCGAGGGTGGAGCCCAAAGAATCGATCCATTAATCGAATCTCTGATGCGAACCCAAGGATAATATGCACATGCATAACTTGAATTCAAAGCTCGGTTTCTTAAGTTAGTAATAGTTGTTGTATGACTACCATAAACTTCTGCGCCAGATTCCCACTTGGGCTGATAGCCGCCCTTGAGATCAACAACCGCCATGGCATCGCCTCTATCTTCACATGTGTTGATCAAGTGATTGGTCAATCCTTCGTGCCAGATGCCAGGCATCGATGCCATATTCATTTCTACCACCTCGGGGTCGGTGAGCGTATCAACCGCTTTTTTCACACTATAGAAAGCAGAGCTATTTTTCTCTGTCTTATCTTCCATCGAAGTGCTATTAAAGGGATCTCTTTCGGTAATGTTAATACCGTCAAAGCCACCTACAAGAGGAATTGTAAAGCGATTGTGGCCGGCGTCAAGAATATCCTTGTAGCTGCCACTGGCCGCTGTTACTGAATTGCCAGCCATGCGACTGCCGCTTTGATAAAGAACAATTCCTTCTCCGTCTTTGCGCAAGTCATCCAATGTAAAGATAAATGCAGTTTCTGTTGAATCTGAACTAACGTCTGTTGGCAGTCTGCGTGCTAAATCAGTTGTGCTTTCATCGAAAGTTATTCCGGTTTCTGTTCTCCTCATATCAACGCCGAAGTAAGCGTCACGAGCTGAGCCTAGGCTATTATCAACAGAGCCTGATCGAAGCGCAAATGTTGGGAATTGCATGTGAATTGTCGATGCAATTGAATTTGCGTATTTAAGGCCCTCGACGGCTTCTTGAGCTGTGTTGGTGACGTTCATCACTACAAAACGCGGCACCGTTCCTGACAATATATTTCCGCCGCTGCCTTTGGTGGCTGAAGCGACAATGCTTCCCGAAGCCTTAACGTAAGCTGCCTCGAAGGCAGCGCCGGCATTACCAAAAGCTGTGGATCCAGTAGCACTATGAGCGATACTAAAATTCTTGAATTTTGTCGGACCATAAAAGCCGTACGGCAATAGAAGCGGATCCGCTACGCCGGCGTCGACGTCGCTGTCCATTTGAATATAAATGTACTGAGACAAGTTCTCATAATTTCCCTTATGAACATATCTCTTAGTATCTTCATCCCACTCAGTGTAAGAATCGCCAATTTTTCTAGCAACATAATTGACAGAATTTGGATTAAGATTGCAGCCCGAAAAGCTCTCTAATACTCTCACTGCACCGTCGTTATCATCAATTTTTCGCACCACTATAGTGAACGATCCATATGGATTGTAGGTGTCTGTTGCAACTCGAACATCTTGAACAGAAATTTTTATGCTACTTTGTGCCCACTCTCCACTATCAAGAGCATAGAATTTAAATAGCTTCGAAGTGTGATTTGGATGATTAGTTGGATCAAAGCCGCCGGCGGGGACGCCAGTACCCTGTCTTAAATCTTGAGAAATAATCCATCCTGTACTAGACTTTTTAGCTCCTTCTCGGTGGTGTTGCCAAGCGCTAGCACCTTCGCCTAGGCCCAGCACAACACCCATGTAGCCATTGGCGTCAGAAGAGGCGGCTAAATCATTAACAGCCCTGTCGAACGTCTCTCCGACCCAATAAGTTTGTCTATTATCTTGATTACGTGATAAATTACTTGTTAAAATTGGACTAGTGTTTAAAGCTTTGCGAATATATTTTTCACTATTCCGATCAAAGTTGAAATCTGTTTTCTTTGTTATATTTCCATCTCTATCTTTAACAACAGCTGTAAAAGTTTTGCTTGTCGCCTTGCTGAGTGTTAGCACAGCAGTGCCAGTCACCTGCATGGCGGCAGGACCAGGTACCGCACCACTTAATTCAAAGCTGCCCTCTGTCAAATACACAACAGCCGCTAGTGATCCAGTAGCAACGTTGCTTGGGGTGGCGCTTGAACCGGTTGTAGGTGCAATAAACAACCCATACGCTCCACCGTTGGTGTTTCTGTCAGTGCCAATTTCAGCGGAGGTGCCAACAGCTCCTTTGAGCCAAGTCTCCCAGCCACCGTAACCAGCATATGCATTCGCTTTGCTGTGCTGCTCTCCCAAGAGTCTAACATAAGTTAATGGGTTAGCGTTTCGCAACCATGCTTGTGCAGCATACATACCATACATCGGCGTTGTTTGATTGCCTTCTCTCCAGACGTCACTGCCTTGACCTCCCGGCATGGGAACACCAAAAACGTCAACAAACTCCGAAAAAGAGTTGATTTTTGTAGGTCGCATAGAAGGACCTTTTGGCGCACGGCCAATAATTACAGGACCGATCGCATCGGGTACTGCGGGCAATTGTGAATTATCGATCTCATCGATAAAAACACCGGGTGATACAAACTTAAATTTTTTAACAGACATTTACCAGCTCTCCTTTTAAAAAAATAAAAAATCTAGGGAAATCCAATATTATTTCTTAAATAAATAGTGTTATCCTTAACCAAAAACCAATTTTATTAATCGCGATAAAAAGCGCCTTCGTCTAAGTTTTCATTTATATCGCCGACAATAACTCTCTCACGCGGAATTTTAACTTCGACTGCGTTTTCCCTAATCACAACACGAGGCTTGACTTGATTTTTATCCTCGCCTATTAAATACCCCATAACTCTCATATTTATTTTGGTCTGAAATTTCCTTTCTTCCTCTGACAAATTAGATATATTATTATCAAACGAAAAATCACCATCAATAAAAGCTTCGTAATGATGCTGATCTTCTGTAATAAAGACAGAATTAATTCCACGAGGCTCAGGGACTGTTGCGAAAGGCACAATCAAGTCATTCATGTGCTGTTGATATTCAGTTCGAATAGTTACCGCATATGCTACCTCAATATAAACTGGTGCAGGCGTAGAAATCGTTTGATAGACTACTTTTTTGTTTTTTCTAGGAAAATTAAGTTGCCCTTTCTTTTTTTGTGCATCAGTGCGAGCAAAATTTCTAGTTTTTTCTTGATTAATCCTTCTTGACATCACGATCGAGCCGCCCTGCTCATCGTTCATTGCCAGTGTATTTCCAAAGAACCTCTTCGTTAGATCTTTATTGAAGCCAGTCCTCTCTATAGTTATAAGCGGCAAGTTAAATGATCCATCTCTGTCATTTCTTAAGTCGCGGTTTTGTTTCACATTGAAAGACCTTTCTGTGCCAGTCCAAATAACTGGCACTTTTTTCCATCCTTTGTTCTTGAGAACTTTTAGATTCAATTCCTCGTCAATCCAGTTATAAAGCGCTAGATCAATCGTTTCAATGGTTGAAGGGTTAATGATTTTTTCATATATAATAGATGGATCTTCAACTTCTGAATGGTCGTGATTTTCGTCTTCTCTACGTGGCATCGAATAAACCCTCTCTTGCTCTTATTGCTTTAGCTGAAATTTCAAATCTGTGATCGATCTGACCAAATAACTGTTTTGGCTCTTTGAGTGTAACTAGCTCATAATAGAAGTCACCATATAAAATAAAATCTCCCTCTCTAACGAATAGGTCCTGGTCTTCAGTTAATCTTCTTTTGTGGAAATGTACTGTTAAAGAAACATTCTTATCCAAGCCATAATGGTCTGTGAATGTCTCAGTTCCATCCCACTCAACCAAAGCATAAACTCTTACAGGCGGCAGAAAAGATTTATTGACCGCTTCGCCATATAAAGAATGATAATTTGTAATCTCCAGATCAACAGGATAGTAGACAACCTGTTGGCCAACGACTCTTTCTATAAGTTCGTCATTAACTTGTTTTACTAAATCTCTCTCTTTTTTGCCCAAAAACATTGGAGGAGGAGGCGAAGAAGGCTGACTCCATTTATCTTTTTCTGCCATTGTCTACCTCCTAGCCCACAAACACGCCCAGAGGAGCGTTCATTAAAATTTCATTTGCGGCCTTCACAGTTTCTGACTGTGTTGTTGTAAGTTTATTATAAGTTAACTCGTCCAATATTGTTTTGAGTTCTTCCCTTAATTTATCCTGCTCGTCTTTTGCTTGAGAAAGTAATTCTGAATGGTTTAAAGTTACAGACTCTCCGGGAATCGGAATTGTTGAAAATTTTCCACGGATCTGCCCTAACATTTCTTTTGACAAAGCCAGGGCAAAACGACGAATCCACTGCTTACCTATGCTGTTGATGCTTTTATAAGGAATATTAGCAAAAGGTAAAGTATTCATGTTATTGACGCCTGAGACTCCAACTCTCCTGTCTTCATCTTCTTCCCAGGCATCTTTGTGGATTGTAAACTGAACCCACATTTTTCTTACTTGTATGCTCCTAGGTTGTGGAAAAATACGTATTCTATTATTTTTTAACTCGTAGCTGTAATGAGAATTTCTTGTCCAAATCGCGTCCTCATATGCCATGGCTTGTAGTTTATTTTGATATGGAGGAATAACTTCAAAGGTAGAGTCATCTGCAAACATACCATAAGTTGATAAATTGCCAACCGAATTCATTCCACCATAATAACCAAAAAACCTCCACATTGCATGTGGTGTTTTATAGAAAACTTTTTTAATTTTGATCTTTCGGTCATTAATGTCCAAGCTTGAGCTGCTGGTTATGATAGCTTGTAGATCATAATCAGTTTGTTTATCATTAATGGTAAAAGACGCTGAGTATTCGTTTTCATAGCCATCTAAGCCAATTTCAGCTGCTATGCCATCGGCTACCCTCTCCGCATATGCAAATCTAAATTTGGGGTATTTAAGCTCAATGTTCGAACCAGGCGAGGCTGAGCCGGAAAGAAGGCCATCGTGGTCAAAAGATCCGGTTGTGTTGCCGAGCATGTTTGGCAAAGAGTTTTTTGCTTGATGGATGTTGACTATGTAAGAATATTCCAGCACCGCTTCTTCATAAGCCGTAAAAATATTCTGTTCAGTTAACTCGACATCCAGAACATCGCCACCAAGTTTTTTGTAAGTATAAGATACTTGATCGATAGCGCCAGAGATAAAATTCGCATCATATAAGCTAGAGTTTGGATCTGCATAAATACCAAAAGCATAATTTACAATCGTTGTTGCGTTTGACAATGCGCCGGTAATTGGTAAAACTATAGCACTAGTTTGACTAACAGGAGTTAAAGTGGGTTTCGACATTCATGGAGCCTCCGATGTAATAATTAGTTTATAAAAATAGAAAACCCCGCCTCAGAATACCAAGACGGGGTTTTTGCTATAAATAGCTGATCTTATTAAACAAGATCTTGACAGACAACCAAGCCATACATATCAGGACGAACCATTTGCTTCGCATAGCGAGTCATCACGCCCTTGCGGGGCACGAAGTCCTCAGTACCGAAGATGGTCGGCGTGACCTGTAGGGGCACGTATGGAGCGTAAACATAGCCGCTTTCGAGGAAGCTGCCACCCTTACGACCAACAAGAACAAGGTTGCGACGGAAATACGGATCAACGTATACGTCCCACTTCTTGCTTAAGCTACCAACTTTAACAGCGCCGACTGTACCAGTGTCAGTGTCAACACCGACATTAGCACGGAATCCGGCAGTAAACTCAAGCAGGTTTGCAACTTCAGGTGATGTCACGACGAAGTTTGCACCTCCACGAAGAGTCTTTCTGTGGATACCAGCTGACACTTCGTTAATGGTCTCGACAAGAGTCTCGTACCACTCACTTACTGTACCAGTGAAATCGGGGCCGGCTGTGTTAGCGCCAACTGCAAGAGTCTCGCCAGTCTCGCGATTCAAGAAACGTCCCGGGAGACGTGACCAGTAAAGCGTACCAGCATGAGCACCTGTAATAAGATCCTCAAGAATCTCACGATCAATCTCAAGAGCAATGTGC